TTTGCATTCTCTTCACCAGTGTTAGTGTAAGCTAATGGATTTGCTAAGTTCCAGTAACAGTCTTTGAATAATCTAAACCATATAACTGGATACTCAGCTTTATTTTCGTAACTCTTTTTAATCATCATTTTAACATAGTCTGGTAACTCATTATATTCATCTTTGGTAATAGTATAAACTCTACTATCACCACCCCATAAATAAAAAATAGGTTCTCCAATTTCTATATCTCTCAAAGCGAATGTACCAATCCCATGTATGGGAGATGGTGCCAAATCGGTTCTAATATGATTTTTGAGATACTCAATAACTTCCATTATCTAATTACTTATTTTCTTCTACAGATGCTTTTCTATAATCAGTTACCAATTTTTTGATTTCACCAATAGCCTTTCTTGCTCTTGATTTACCAGTTTTAGTAGGTGCGTTGTGATTCTCATCAAACTGAGAAAATAATTCTGTAATTTCTTCGAAAATTTCTTGCGAATTTGCCATAATCTTTATTTTTATAAATTAATTAAATTAAAAAACCGAACACCTTCGTGTTGTTCGGTGTGTATAACTATTGTATATATCAGAAAAAATTAACTTTCTATCTACATTTTCAATAGTTTTTCATTTTTGATATTTTTTACAATACCGTTTATAGAGTTTACTAATTTTGATAGTATTAACCGAAATTCTCTACATATTTTTTATGGAGTAACTTTTTTTCCATCTGCTCTCCATCAGCAGATTCTTTTTGTGTCATAATTCCATCGGAAGAATTACCATCATACACTTCAATGAAACCAGTATTCGTATCCATTTTAGATGGAAACGTAATTCCATCAGGTCCGAATCTATTCTTCATAATATGAAACCTAGCAGTATTGTTTAACTTATCTTTAGCTTTTCTACTGATACTCATAATGAAATCAGCGTTCATAACCTTAGCGTAAGAATCTGCAATCTTATCAGCTTCAATAACTTCGGAATCGATAGCTGAACGATTAGTTTGAGATGCTGTCCAAATTGGAATTCCCAACTCACCACTAATACCTCTTAACTCAATATAAACACCACCCTGCTCACCATAAGTTGAATCGGATTTATTTGTATGAGATAATAACAAATCAGCGTAATCACATATAATCAAATCAGGCTTTGTTCCAGCTGCTGTCATCTTTTCAATATGTGCTTCAATTTTCTTTGGGGATATTCCCTTTGGTGGATAATACTTAATTAAAAGTTTACCTTTTAATCTCGATATCTTATCCAATACAATTTCCTTCTTTTCTTTCACATCGGTAGATGGAATTTGAGTAAAAACAGTATCGTAACGTTGTCCAACATAATGTTCTGAAAGTTCTAAGGAATAATGTACTACATTAAGTCCAGCTTTTACAGCGGCTGCTCCCAATGCACATAATACCCAAGTCTTTCCAACACCAGAAGGTGCAACTGCTACTCCTAATTCACCTGGTCCTAATCCACCATCCATAACATCATCGATACAACTCCATCCAGTAGAAACTGAGTTTCTATTAATTTCAGTTGTTCGTTCTTCAAAATCTAATAAGTAATCATGCCCCATATCTGAATCAATACCAACCTTCATTGCCTTATCTACTAAGTCTTTGATTTTATCATAAGAACCAGCTTTTAATAAATCAACAGATTGTACGATTGCTTCTTTAAGGTTTTGATTAATACAAAAGTTTGAAAATTCTTTCTTTACATAATCTAAATCACAATCTCCAATTTTGGTAAAAACAAATTTAAGTTGTTCTACTATACTCTTTTGAAAACCTCTATCTTCTAATTTAGAAATTTCTGATTTAAATACATCAAGAGTAGGTGGTTTTTTGAATTCATCATAATAACTTATAACTTCATCAACAATCCACTTATTAGCTTCAGCTTCAAAAAACTTCGGATGTATAATTTCACTAAGAGTATCCAATAACCGAACATCAGCAATTAAAGTTGATATAACCTTAGTTTGGAATGATTGTCCGTATTTGGCAAGTGTATCAGTATTCTGCATCTATAACTTATTTGATTTCAAATATACGAAAAAGAATTGGATAAACCAAATTTATTTCGTAATAATGTTGTGAAAGGTTGAATGTAACCAATCGTTAATGTCTCTCCAATTTTGAAGTACTTTATATTTCTGTCCTACTCTAAGGAAATCCAACTTTTTAAATTCAGTATCATCTACATTGAATCTATCTAATATTTGTAACTTTTGATTTGTTGGAATATGTGGATTATCTAATTCCATTAACCTCTTATTCATAAGGAGTTGGTCTTTTGCTTTTAAGATATCATCATACATTTTGATTTTACCTTGCTTCTCCTCACACATTTTAAAGAATTCCTCATGTGTTATAGTTCTATCTTCCGATAGTTCAGGAAACCTCTTTAAAAGGGTTTTAATACCACATCCTCTGATGCCTGGTATGTTATCTGATTTATCACCATCTAATGTTCTATACAAAAGAAGATTTTCAGGCCATATTCCAAATTCATCAAAAACAACCTGTCTATTATACATTTTCTTTTTAGTTGGTGAAAAAACACTAACTTTATCAGAAACTAATTGAAGAAAATCCTTATCAGTTGAAACAATTACAACCTCACCATCTAAATCATGTTGAGTATGTTTAGTAATATATGCAATTGTATCATCTGCTTCGATACCATCGTAAATCATCGTTTGTACTGGGAGTGAATCCAACATATCGTTTAACCAAACAAATTGTTGTTTCATAGAAAGTCTTTCTTGCTCCTCATCCATCATACCTTGATACTGACGGTTAACTCTAAATCGGTTCTTTTCTCTACCAGCTTTATATCCTTCGTGGATTTTCTTTCGTGATTGTGAACCATTTTTACCATCAAAGGTAACGATACATCGGGTTGGATTGAATTCTCTGATTTGATATCCAATTGATTTAAGTGAACCAATCACCCCACCCGTATGGTCACCATCCTCATTCATTGTGGGGTTGGTTGTCCAGCTACGGATAAAGGTGTTTAATCCATCAATAATCATAACCCTACTATTCCTTTCACGAAGATGATTAGTCTTATGTTCCTCTTTCACTTCGTTGAGGATATTTTTGTAGAGTCCTTTCATTATGTTGTTGTTGTTGAATAACCATTAATCAATCCAGTTTCTCCAGAAAGATACTTTTCAATTGCTTCCAATCTATCATCTGCATCTATTAACATCTGAAGAGCTTCTTCAGCGTTTGAATAGAAATCTTTTGTAGAGTGGTCACCAATTCCAGCAGGATGGTTTTCCAACAAGTCCAACGTAAGGAGTGCCTTCGCTTTATCAGCTTCCGCTGATGTGCGTAACATATTTGCTAATTTGCTCATAACTTTTTATTTAATTTAATCTACTACTTCTGCACCGGCGGTATCTAGCTCATGTGCTTCTATATCTGTAGAATCTGATTTATATTGTAAGATAGTTTCATCACAAATCTTTTTATAGATTTGTTCTCTTAACTCAACCTTAGTTCCCATCATCTCAATAAAGTCTTTGGATTGGAATTTTATTTCCTCTCCAGTATCCGTATCAACATAAGTGTACCAAGCTCCAGCTTGCTTTAACAATTTATTTTCCTTCATTACACCTAACCAAGAACCATAATTGTCAATTCCTCTATCAAAGAATATTTCAAAATCTGCAGACCTCAATGGGGGTCCCATTCGGTTTTTGATAACCTGACAACGTACTTTCATACCAATTGTCTTATCAGTACCGTTCACCTTTTGTTTGATTTGTCCCATATTCTTCAAACGAAGTCTAACCGATGCATGGAATGCAAGAGCTTTTCCTCCAGAAGTAGTCCAAGGGTCACCAAACATAGCATTCATCTTTTGTCTTAATTGATTAGTGAATACTAAGGTTATTTTTTGCCTACCAATTAGATTGGTAATCTTTCTCATCGCCTTTGAGATAATAATAGCTTTATCAGTAGCGTATCCATCCTTATCATAATCAGCTGCTAACTCTTTTTTAGTTGAAGCGGCTGCAACGGAATCTACTACGATTGTTACTAACTTATCTTTATTTGTGGTTCTTACTTTTTCAATGATTGTTTCAGTAAATTCGAAAATTTGTTCAACAGAATCAGCTGATACATAAAGTAGCTTTGCTACATCTACACCAATTGCTTCTAAAAATTCTCTACTTACCGCAGTTTCAGTATCTATTAGAACCGCAACACCACCTTGCCTTTGTGTTTCAGCAAGGAGGTGAGCAGATACTAATGATTTTCCACTTTGTTCTAAACCAGTTACTTCAGCAATCCTTCCAATTGGAAGTCCACCATAAGGGCGATTCGAAATAGCAACATCTAGCATAGCACATCCGGTTGATACCCATCCAGCTACATTTGTAGGTGCATCATCTTCTCCTAAAAAGAAGGCAACCTTTTGGTCTTTACTATATTTGTTTAACTCAACAGCTAATTCAGCTGCTAAATCTATTTCTTTCTTTGCCATATACTATATATTATCCGTTAAATAAATCATCAAATGCAGATGCAACATCATCCATTTTCTTTTTATCTTCAGTACTTACAGCTGCTGCTACTGGAGCAGGTGCTGCTTGAGGTGAAGGTGTTGCTGGAGTTGAAAGTGTTTTTTGAGATACACTCTCATCAGCTCCATCTTCAGTTGGGTTTAACCAACCTTCTAATACTGATTTCAACTCATCGTAAGATAATTCTGAATATATATCAGTAATATTAGTTTGAGTTTCAATAAAGTTTTGATTTGCTTCTGCATCTTTTCCTAACGGTGTTGTGTTAGGTTTAACACGAATAGTAGTAACAGGATAAGAAGTTCCTGCATCTTCTGCTGATGTATATTCAATAGTAATATCTCTCCCATTCGCAGGGTCAGTAATATCACCATAATCAGGATCAGCAATGTAACCTAAGATTTCTTGGTAGACAGTTTTTCCAAATCCCCAGAACTTAACTCCTTCTGATTCCTCTCCTCTTACAAGTACAGGTACAAAAGTTCTTAATTTTGGTTCCATTTTCTTAGCTGCTTTCCAATCTTCCTTATCACCCATTCTTTTCAACTTTTCAGCAAACTCAACGATAGGGTCTGGTCTTCCAAAAGAAGAAGGAGACAAATACGTTTTGTTGTTGATGTTGTAATGGAAAAATAATTCAATAAAAGGATTCTCAGGAGAAAACTTATAAGGAACTACTCTCACTTGGTGTTTACCAGGTGTTGGTTTCCATAGATTAGATGTTCTGTTTGAAGTGTTTTGTAGTTTGTTCAGTCTACCTCTGATTGCGCTTAAATCTAGTGCCATTTTGTTTAAATTTTAAAGGTTTATTTATTTAATGGTTTTATTTTAGTGTCTTTCCTACACCTTATATAAATATCAAAAAACCTAGTTTTAAGAAGGTCTCTATCCATTTGTTATACAAATATACGAAATAAAATTGATACTACCAAATTTATTTTCACTTTTTTTTAATTGAATAATATTTCGGGTAGTTCTCTTCATTTGTTTTACAAATATACGAAAAGAAATTGGTAAATCCTAATTTGTTTTGGTATTTTTTCCAAATTCCTTTACCCAACTTATAAACTCTGTGTGGGGGAAGTGTTGTTTAGTATCAAATATTAAATTCTTAACCATATGTTTGTAAATTTGCTCGGATGAGTTTTCAAAATTATGTGTGTGTAAGGATTTATCTATCACCTCTTTACTTATTAAATCATTACCTGCTATTATCCAATTGAATACACTCCAACTAGCAGAACCATTATAATATGGAAAATCATATGCATTTGGAACTCTATATTGACATATCTCTAAAATCTTTTCTATCAAAGGGTCTTTTTTCAAATCTTTGGTTACATACTTCCAAAATGGGGTATCATCCCTTTTTGTAATATAGTGCATCTGAATCAGAGCTCTGAATTCGTCTAACATCATATTAAAGTGTTCGTTGTTAGCTTTGATATTAGCTTCTCTCATCATATCCTCTTTGTAAGGTGATAAGTGATGTTGTGTTAATTGTACTAACTGAATAATGGATGAATGTATTGATGTTGCTTCTAATGGTTCTAAGAAGGAAGATGATAATCCTATTGAAAGTACATTCTTTTTCCAAACTTCTTTCAATCTTCCACTATCGAACTTAATGGTTCTAAGAGGTGTTATCTTTCTGCCAGTAACTTCTTGTAGTTCTTTTAGAGCTTGTTCTTCCGAAACAAACTTATCAGAATAACAATAACCACAACCATATCTTTCTTGTGTTGGTATTTGCCACATCCAACCATTAGGCATTGCCCATGCAGTTGTTGCTGGTGATATTTCTTCACCTTCTTCAAATGGATGTGAATAAACTAATGCTGAATTAACTGGTAGGTATTCTGAATATGAAATCCATTCAGAGCCAACTGCTTTACTTAATACTCTATTGAATCCAGTACAATCAATCCAAAAATCTGATTCTATTTCAGTTCCATCAGAAAGTATTACTTTATCTAATTCACCATTTTTTGAATTTAACGTAGTATCGGTTATTGTACCTTTTTGTAATTTGATTCCATTTTCCAATGCAATCTTCTTAAACCACTCACCTACTTTATGTGCATCAAAATGATATGCATATCCAGGTTCAACACTATCACTATCTGCTTTTTTCAAAAATGCCGATAGATTTCTTTCCCAAAGATATTTGTTAGCAGTAGAATCAGCAGCTTTACCATACTTAGAACATATAGCAAAGTCTCTATCTAATGGCCATTGTGAAGTTTGTGTTCCTGATAGAGATTCAAAAAACCTATCTCCTTTACCATTCCAATCAATACAATCGATTCCTAATTTAAATGTAGTATTACACTTTTGAAAAAACTCTTGTTCAGTAAACCCCTCTAATTCAGTTAATGTTGATAAAAGTATTTTTTGTAGTACACCAGTAGAACCTTCACCTGCTCCAATTATTGGAATATCATCACTCTCTATAAGAGTAATATCGTAAACTGGTAAATCTCTGTGTAAATTTTGTTTGGCTAGGAATAATGCTGATAACCAACCAGCTGTTCCTCCACCCGCTATAACTATTTTCATTTATAAACTATTTATTATGTAACTTTTTAATTCTTCTTTCTTTTCTTCCCAAAGGGATTCACTAATAATTTGTGGTATTGGGTCCGTTGAACCTGTATATGATGATGTGAAATAAGATGATGATATAAAACCATCTCGTATACCTTTATATTTAGGTACACTTTCAGATAAGTGATTAAACGAAATCATATTATGCATTGCACTACCGCTAGTTACAATTTCAAGACTACTAGATGTTAAAACTACTACAGATGATGATTCATCTATTAACTTAAAATAATTATCATATGATTTTACAAAATAAGTACCCATTTCTATAAAAATTCTATTATATAATCCTTTACTATA